TAAGCCGTAATACCTGACACATAAGAAAAGAATGAGAATCCTGAATAAGCCGTTCCGCCAGTGTGGGCGAATTGGGAGTAATACCAAGAATCATTTAACGAAGACGTTAATGATGTGTTATCTAACGAAACTGAAGGAACTTGATAAACGTTTGTTTCTGCTGACCATCCAGCTCCCTGTAATATGTTATAATCATCTGTTGCAATAGAACCAAAATATGAAATCAATTCATCTTCGGCTAGAGAAGGATTTGAATCCGTTATAACATTAAATACCAATTCTTTAATTTGAGCATCTATTGTTGATACGCCACCATTAAATTCTTCATATTGTAGATATAATTGAGATTCAATTGTATCTGGGAATGTTGTCGTATATCCAATAGTTGATGAATCATTCGTACAACCAGTAAACTCAACAACAAATGATAGTTCTTTAGGGTCAACACAAGTTGTTATACAAGTACTAAAATCTGTTACCGAACTTAAACACCAAACATCGATTGTGCTTGGGTCAACATTTGCAATTGTTGTAATTGACCAAGATGGTCCTGCATCATATCCTGATAAACCTAAGATTCTTGTTACAAACAATTGATTTGATTGTTGTAAGTATGCTTGTGCAATATACGCCGCTTCGTATTTTGGAATTTGTGTGTTTACAAACTTTTCTGGTGATACTCCACCAAATACAGATTGGAATTCTGTAAAATTCGTAATGAAAATAGGTTCGAAAGCTGGTCCTATTATTGTCTCTCCAGCGATTCCCAAAGTTGTAACACCAACACTCTGTGCTACAAAACTTAAGTCAACTTCGGACGTATATACTCCCGGAGAAACAAAAACTTTACTATTAGTTGCCATATTTAAAATTTCTTTTAGTTATTTATTTTTATATAAATACTTGTTAAAACATGAAAAACTTTACATAAATAAAAGTATTTATATAATGGTATGATTTTATTCTACCTTTTTTCTACCCTATGGATAAAGACATTAAGAAGATAAAAAACTTAAAGATTGATATTGAAGTTCATTCAGTATTAAAGAAGTATTGCGATAAACGTGGTATAAAGATGTATCGATTTTTAGAAAATCTTATTTTAGAAAAATGTAAGGAAAAAAAAGACATTTATGGTGAAAACTAAATTAGTGATTCACTAAACAAAATACTGGAAGGTTTATTGGGGTCAATAGGGGTAACATCAATACGGAGAACATCTCCGGTGTTTATTTGAATTGTGGACACATCAGTACCATAAAAATCGTCGTTAATATAAACCTGATAAGACGTAATATTATTAGTTTCAAACGCAGTGACATTACAAGTATATTCGTAAAAATGTTCTTCAGAAGTAACCCCAACAATATAGGATAATGTGAGTTTTGGTGGTATAATAGGGATAGATTTTTTTGTTGGTCTTTTAACTGGTGTTTGATCAACCTCAAACATTTGAAAAGTTCTTGATAATGCTGGGTATACCTCAAACTCGTCCTCATCTAATAAGAACCCCATCATTGTAAATTCGTATTTTTGAATATAATATTTTCTTTTTTCTAAATCTAAAGCCGATTCGTCTGTCATACTATCGTTAATAATAGGGATATAATGTCCTTTAATATTTTGATATGCCTGTTTTGAGGCAAATGTTTCAATAACTTTTTTATTAAACGAATTTATTTCTCTCATTCTATTACAAACAATTACAACAGAATATTTTATATCAACAGGAATTGGTTGTGGTATTTTATATATGTCCGCACCATGTCGGTTACCATCCCAAGTAGGAACTTCCATATAATAATACATTTTTCTATTTGGAATATTATATATTACGGCTGGATTATTTCCGTATTTAACCTCCGGAACTCTAATTGTTGTAATAAATGGTGGTTCAACATTCTTATCTATATTTTGGTAATCCCAAGTTTTAACAAATTGTTCCCAATTTTGGGTTGTTATTAAAATGTCAACAACAGGAACTACTTTACCTTCCGTTGTAATCCCCAACTTATCACGAACAAAATCTAAAAACCCACGATCCAAGTCAGCATGTAATAAAGATTTAGGAAGGTAAGTTCCATCCTTAGAAATCATTTCAGCTAATTCTTCTCTTCTTTGGTGAAGTATTTTTGGATACGTTAATGGTATCGATGGTTTAACGGTATGGTTTTTTGGTAATGCCATTTTCTATATTTTATAATCCTTTAAATTCATTTGGTCCGACAGGTGCCGCAATGATAGTGCGATAGAATGGTTTATAGCCTTTATATGTATGTTTTAAGTCGGAAGTCACACGACCATCATTAACAACGCTATAATATCTAACAAAGTTTTCAGTGTCGTAATACCCAATATAATCACCAAAATCAACATCAATATTGAGGTCTTCCAACGTTTTTAAGTAAACTGAAATCGTAATGTTTCCAGGTTCAAACTGATCTATACGGGATGATCCGACCATTTTATTTTCAGGTACCGCAATACCAACTAAAGCGTTAAACTCAACTGGAGGTAAAAAATTTATCCCGTCTGTTAGAGCTTCACCATAAACATCATCTATCGGTGTTTTGTTTCTATCAACACGATAAAGGACACAAGTGAAGTTCATATCACCTACAATCCATTCCATACCAAGATTAACCTCTAAAAAAAAATCATTTTGAGAAAAAAATTTACCAAGTCTATTTATTGGCACATTACTATTTGACATATATGTTATTTTTTTTTACAAATTTATGTATGATTTTATTACTACAACCATAGATTTTACCAATCTGAACATAATTTAATTCATTTATTAAATGATTTTTTATCTCATCAACCACTAAATTATAAATATTAGATTTTGGTTTATATATTTTATATTGTCTCAATTTTTTATTTATTGTGTTTATATGACAATTAAATAAATTACTAATTTCAATTATGGTTTTATTTTTTACAACATATAAATCATATAGTTCATCACTTTTAATATCATATTTAAAATTAGGATTTTCATTACCAAACTTTTTACTTTTTTCCGCTAAAATTGATAAGGTTTCTTTACTATGTTTTTTATTAAAAAAATTATTTTTTTTACCATAACAATCCCTACATTTCAAACAAGTTTTAGAATAATGGTTTTTTTTATTACCACACAAACAAGTTAAATTTCTAAAACCACCTCTCCAGTTAGGATTTTTTTCTCCTTTGGTGTTATCACTCATTTTTTTCTTAATTTTTTCTGACCACTCTGTATCTGACCATAATTCTTTGATGCGTTCTTTTCTTTTTAACTTTTCGTCTTCTGATAATTTTTTACCTTTATGTATTAGAGATATTTTTTTTTTAGATTCTTCACTATGTGTTTTACCCAACATAGGATTGATATCTCCACCGTCGGTAAGATTATATAAATCAAAGTTTAATTTTCTATATTTTGAAATTTCATATATTTCAGATTGTAGTAAATCATCGTAGGTATTACATTCTTTTATTTGTCTAATTATTGGGATTTTATTCTCATCACTCAAAGAACTGAACCATTTTGAAATAAATTTATTTGTTGGTTTTTTTAAATGGTTTTTTAATCTTTTTTGTAATCCATTTTTTGTTATACCAATATATTTTAATTGATCTGTGTCGGGACAAAATAATCCATATAATTCAAACTTATTCATTATTGATAAATATATATTTATTAGTTATTATTATAAAAAAAGAATTTGGAAAATGTCCAATCAATCATAGAGAATAGAGCTCTCGATTTGTTAGACTCATATAGTGGGGCAAATAACCACATCCTATATTTGCAAAATAAAAAACTAAGTTCAAAAAAGTTTTACCCAACAAGGTCACAATCAGACTATATCGTTAACTATTATAATACAACTCCAAAAGTTGCTCGTAAATGGGTTGACTTAGACACATACTTCGCAAAAAAGTTTGCAGAAGAGAGATACCTATTGGAAACTCCTGAAAAAATTTATATTGAAAAATTATTAGTAGAAAAGGAAAAGTCGTATCATATATGGGGTAAGTTCTTTGAAAAAGATCCATTAACAGAGTTTTGGGTTCCTAAATCTTCCATAATTAAAACACATAATGTTGAAAGAGTTGAGGTTGATTATTCCAAATACGATCACAGACCCCCATTATCTCACCAAAAAGAGGCAATAGAAAAACTTGCCGGTTCAAAAAGATTTATTCTTGCGGACGATATGGGATTGGGTAAAACAACCGCAACCATTATCGCCGCTTTAGAGTGTAACGTAAAAAAGATTTTAATTGTTTGTCCCGCATCTTTAAAAATTAACTGGCAACGTGAGATTGAGAACTATACGGATCGTTCAGTTTATATTGCTGAGGGAAAAAAGTTTTCAACCGAACACGATTTTGTTATCATAAATTATGATATCCTAAAAAACTTTTATGATATAAAGGATAAAGATAACTCATTGATAAGCCAAGGAAATTTTGACCTCATAATTTTAGATGAGGCTCACTATGTTTCTAACGGAACAAGCATACGATCCAAATTAGTTAATTCGTTTACGAAAAATTGTAAAAGAGTATGGTTATTAACAGGAACGCCGATGACAAATAGACCAATGAATTATTTCAACCTGTTATCAATAATTGATAGTCCCGTATCACAAAACTGGATGGCATATGCAATACGATATTGTGGTGGTTACCAATTTACTGCCGGAAAAAGAAAAATATGGAATGTTGCCGGAGCAACCAATTTAGAAGAGTTAAGAGATAGAACTTCTCGACAAGTATTAAGAAGATTAAAGACAGAAGTTTTAGACTTACCAGAAAAAATTATAACACCAGTTTACCTAAAATTAAAATCAAAACTTTATGAAGGATTGATGGGGGAATATTATGAATGGTATAATAAAAATCCAAACGAGAGTAGTTCATTAACGGTTCAGTTTAGTAAGTTAATGAAAGTTCGTCAAGTGATTGCCGAAGAAAAAATAAACGACACTATTGAGTTAGCCGAAAATATTATAGAACAGGGGAAAAAAGTTATTATATTTACCAATTTTACCGACACATTAAATAAAATTGCCGACCATTTTGGAAAACAAGCCGTGAGATTAGACGGATCAACTTCAAAACCACAACGACAACATGCGGTTGACCAATTCCAAGAGAACGATAAAATAAATGTTTTTGTTGGAAATTTAAAAGCTGCCGGAGTAGGAATTACTTTAACTGCTGCTGAAGCCGTAATTATGAATGACCTATCGTTTGTTCCTGGTGATCTAGCTCAAGGGGAAGATAGGGCTTACAGATATGGTCAAAATAATTCTGTATCAATTTATTATCCATTATTTATTAACTCAATTGAGAGCGTCATATATGATATGGTAAATGATAAGAAAAAAAACATCAATACCGTTATGGGTGATGACTTAGATGAAAAGGGAGATATTGTTGAACTTATTCTTAATAAGATACATTCGGTGAAATACTAAATTCTTGATATTTATCAATAATGAAAGTTTCTATCAAACATATAAAATGCGATATGACCAAGGAAGATAAAGTTCTTACTAAGAAATTTATCGCATTCTTACAAACAAAATACCCATTAAGGAATGATTTAAAAATTAATTTTTTAGGGGTTAGAGATAGTGAAATGTCCACAGGAAGTAGGACAATGGATTCAACATTAAAAATACTATCAAAAGGACGACTTAATCGTGATATATTAAGAACTTTAGCTCACGAGTGGGTTCACGAATACCAATTAACAATATTAAACAGAGAACATGG